GCCAATAGACCTGATAGTCCTGCGCCGATGATATTGATCTGCATGTTAGTCCTCTTTTTTGGGAACTTTTATGTCAGCTTTCTTAAAATATCTAAACCCCATTTTATCAAATGGGGGCATCGTGTTTTCACGTATTTTTTCATGCAAAAACGCCTGTAATGTTCCAGTATGAATATTTTCGAATTCATCGAAATTTATATGATTATCTTGTAACAAATGCCTAAGTTCAACTGCATCTTTGTATTGACCTCTAGTGTAGTTAACTTCAAAATGATCTTTGATTATTTCTTGACCTCCAGCTTTAATAACCCAATCAAATATAAATTGTCGTATAATTGGATCTTTAGAAAAAGATCCTTGAATAACATCTCTAATGGTAATTTTGCCTCCATCTACCATTTTGAACTCAAGCATATTTGCTGCCAGCAATGCTTTTGGCAATTCAACTTCCTCTATCATTGATAGAGTTTTATTGAGTACTTTGAGATATTCTTCTATTTGATCAATTTCTGCTTGAAGCTCGATTGCTTTACTCGCCCAAACAGAAATACTATTCAGCTGATCTTCTGATGGCGCTTCAAACCCAAATAGATCTTTCTCAAGGTCTTCTGGTAGTTTATCCATCTTTACCTCCATATAGTGATGTAATCATCCCAGTTGGTAATATTCCATTACCATTTGGAACAATACTAGGTACTATGTTAGTTATTGGTCCAAAATCTGGCAAATTGAATTTATTATCAGATCCTCCGTAAGTATTTCCAAGAACTGCGAATAATTCTGGAAAATCATTAATACGCAATGCTGCACCATTACATACTAAAAGCCCATTTTTCCAGATAAGTGGAATTGACCACGCTCTTACTGGCATTAGATTGTTGATGCGCACAATTGCTGGCGCAGCAACTAATCCAATCAGAAATTTTCGTCTCGCTATTAGCATCACTTACCTATTGACTAATGCGCCGGACGCTTACAGTCGCCCCAACAGTTTGAAGCACGTCAATTCGTGCTGGCGCGTTAAATTAAAATGGGGTATTTTTATTCGTAGTTCCATCAATAATAGGACCGTCTGAATCATCTTGAGGACCAATATCAGGCGCAACAGCCTTGATTCTAATATCTTCATAGAAAGCCATGCATGCTCTGATTAAGTCGCGCTTAGGATCAATCTCTAAGTTTGACAAGCTCTTTTCTGGTCTAAACGTAGACCAACTGCCTTGATCGTTGCTTTCATCAACTACAAGCAACTTCCAAGAACGCCAAAAAAGAGGAGGTTTCCATAACTTCCCATCTGGCATTTCCACTTGCTCTGCTCTACACAGGGTTAGCCACTTTCGGCTAAGTTTCAGCATCGTTGATCTTAATGGAAAGAAAACTCTATTCCATGTAATTCCGTCGCGCAACAGACAATACCATTGAGCAGTTTCTTGGATTAGATTTCCGTTGGGGAGAAGATTTTCATTCTTTTCTGTTCTGGTTGTTTTATCCAAAACAGATGCGTTATCCCCGTGATTTGCTGCTAGACCGCCTCGATTTTTAGTCCACTCAATATAAGCTGTAGCGAAATGACAAGGAATCACTTCTACTGATTCTTTATAAATATCGCCAGTGGCTACATTGCAGAAATCACCAACTTCTGCTACTTCAATATATTCTGATTTTTTCTTCATTACTTGTGGAGATAGTCCTTGTAGAATAACCAAGCGAGGAATGAGAACGTCTTTAGCTTTGACATTCTCCGTTCCTGCTCCACCCATTTTTAGCAATTCATCATCGAACGCGATGGGCGGTGTGCTTTCAGTTTTTGTTACTTCGTTCATCGTAGACTCCTTATGAGAAGAGGTCTTTCCTAGGTGTCATATATTCTTTCAACGCTCCAAATGACTCATCATAAAATTTAGTTGCTATTGGGAAACGAGGAATGCCATCAGGCGTCAATGCTTGATAACGAACAGTTACTGATTTATATTTGTCTTTCTCATGTAATAATCTATAACAAAAATCTTGTGTACCAGATATTCCTGCTCCAAATGTACGTCCATCTGGTAGCGCACAGATAGCACGTTTAGCTAATCCGTCCCAATTACCAGCTCCTTCTTCAATATCAACTAGCTCGTATTCTTGATCAACGAAATCTTTACGCTTGAGAAGATTTGATGTGCGCTTCTCTTCATATGGAGCATCTATTCTTATTATTTGTCCTTCATATCCATGCTCTAATAAGTGTAAATAATGAAGATCAAGTTCATCTTTAGTCATGATTTGTTTAGTTGGTACCTTAATTATTTTCTCACTACAATGTAAGTTGAAAAATTTAGATTGTAGCCATTCCCATCTATTTGAAAAGAAATTTTGTTCGCCAGGATCGGCCATATCAAATACCCAAAATTCTATCAGACTTGCAGATCGTTCCAAATCCTCGAATGTCGGTTTAATTTTTTTACAAAGTGACATGATTAGATTGAAATTATCGCGTAGATCGTGATTATATAATTCTCCATCGATGATTACATCTGGATACTCTGTAAAGAATGTTTTCAGAGCAGCCTCGATATGAGGAGTAGAGATGATTCTTTTATTGGTGCGCGTCCACAAACCATCTATATTAGCAAGGCAGCGCATCCCATCAAGTTTAGGTTGAGCGAAACAAGGACCAACCCAACCTACATAATCATTAGCCAGCATTGGTCTTATTAGACTGTTCCTAACTTCATCAACATCGTCTATTGATAGTTTATAATCAACCTTCAATTTCTTATTCATCTCTGCTTTGGCATTAAAATACGCTTGTTGATCGGCTGTGAATTGTGATTTTGGTTCTGCATATTTCCATGATGAAACTAGAATTTCACCATCTATTGTTCCTGAATGAGTACGCCAGTGGCCGATTTCTTTATTCTCGCCAACTTCGGCCCACCAGACTCGTATTTTTCCTGTGACATCTTTCTTGTATATTTGGTTCAGATTCATTTTTCGCTCCTGTCTAGTAGTATTGCACACACGCGAAGAAAAGGCAAGCAGAAAATTTCTACTCGCCTTTTCTGTGATTTATCTCATTTCTTCTTTATACCATATACTCCTGGTCCTCTTTTTTCAATATCTCCGCTTTCAGTTAAGCGTGTTATAGCATTGTTGATTGAACTTTTTTCGTAACCTAATGATTCAGTATGTTTACCCAAATCAGCCCAAGTCATATCACCTTTATTCTTTTCCATAAATTCTTTTACAAGTTCCTTTAATGTTCTACCACTTGGATGTTTAAATGGCGTTCTATGTTTCTTCCTAGGTTGAATTGGCTTTTCTAGTTTTATATGTTCAGCTACTTTTTGAGCCACTACTGACATTTTTGGTTTTGCCATTTGTGGCGCATCATAAATTTCTTCAACATTAAGATCTTGAAGACTTGGCATTAATTTCGATATATACCCAAATAGCGTTTCAGCCTCAATAGTGAAGCCTATTCTGAACTTAACCATGTCGCTTTCCTTTCTTCCTGTATTTCTTCATTTGCACAATGTGCCTTGCTGATGATACGTTTGTTCTGTGAACAGGCTGTGGCATAGTTGGTACGATTGTTACCTTTTCTCCAAAAGGAACAATGCCCAACTTATAGCCTAAGCATCTCAACACAGCATTGACTGTTGCTGCTTGTGGTTTTCTAGTTTTTCCTCCAAACCAATTGGATAACGTCCCTTGACTAACGCCAGAATTTTCAGATACCCAATGATAATTGGCTCCGCTATCTTGATAGATAGTTCTGATTTCATCGATAATTGGATCTTTATCGGTGAAATTGTAGCTTTTGTAGGTAAACCCTGCCATTGATATTTTCCTTTTCTGCTTTACTTGTTTTCTACTTGCTATATTTGCGCTTTACTTCGCTCTTTACTTATGCTATACTTAAAAAGTAAAGAGAACAAAAACTTTGGGTTTGGTACAATGCAAGACGATTTTGTAATAGCAAGGGAAAAATGGCTCACAGCTAAGGCCCATTTTGATCAAGCACTTCAACTGTTAGAATCAATTTCGCGTATAGTAGAATTTCAACATAAAGAATTAAACGATGCGTTTTCAGAATTTAGTATTCAACAAGCAAAAAGAATTCACGAACTAAAGAATTCAAAGGGAGTTAAGGAAGTACCAAGGAAAGGCAAGTAAAATGCAGCTAGACATCAGCCAAGTCCTGCATTTCTTAGATATGCTTGACTTAAATCAACGTCACACAATTGCTTCCGAAGCGCCATTTGGAAATAATGGCGATCCTAAATGGGAAGGAGGCGCAACATATGAGGCGCACCAACGTAATCAACTTATTGCTGATATAGAAGAACGTCAAAATAGGGGATCAAATGTTTATTACTCAGTTAATCGTCCTTGTTCTATTGATAAGCGAACAGGACTATATGGTAAAAATAACATTGATGATATTATTGCCATACGTGCTCTGGCTTTTGATATAGATTTTACTTGTGCCAAGACAGATGAGATTGTTGCTAGAATGTTATCATTTTTCGATAACTTTCTTATAAATGATTTACGACCTTCTCTTGTGATTAGTACTGGAGGAGGTTATCAATTAATTTATTTACTCAAAGATATTATTAACATCAGATTATTTCGTCCAGCTAATTCTGATGTACAAAAGCAATCAAACGATTACGCAATCAAAATGCGATCATTTGTGACTACGTTAGCTCATGAATTTGAGGCGCATCTTCGTAGCATCATACCTGCTGATTTACCAATTAAGGTAGACAACATGAGTAATATTGATAGAGTTATGCGCTTACCAGGTACTGTTAATTACCCAAAATCAGAGAAAATAGCAAAAGGACAAAAGCCAGCGTTATCACACATTGCTGTAGATAATCATTGTCTAGTGAATATACCTCAACTACGAGACCAAGTGCCAATCCTACAGTCGAAACACGCAAAATCTCAAGTAAAGTTCGCATTCATACCTCGTAAAGATCCTAATTGGCCTCCACACAAAAAGGCTTTAGCATGTTGCCAATTTATATGCGATCAAGGGTTAGCTGACACTAACGAATGGTATACGCATAACGTCATGTTGCCTTTGATAGGAGCTATACATGACCCGGATGATAATAATACAATCACGGAAGAAGAAGCAGAAGAATGCTTCATGTTGGCCGTATCTGGCGGTGAGAGGTATGGTTCAATTGGCCGAGGGGCAGGTTATTTTAGGAGACAATGGAAGTCTCATAGGCCACAGTTAGCTAGAAATGGGACTAAAAGTCTAGGAGGACTCATTTTTGCAGCTAAGTCAAATGGCTTTAAATTGCCTTGGGATAAACTGCAAGAAGCTTTCGATAAGCAAATGGAATCTATTAAGGCAGAGCGAAATAAAGTCAGTATTGAAATTGAAGGAATTATCAGAAAATACGGAGAACTTGTATCATAAAAAGCTCTACTCACCTTTGGGGGTTAAAGGTGAGTAGAGCAAGTCGAACGCGATGGACGACGTAGGACCACATCACGTACAGGTGCGCATCAGGCCATACGTGGGTATATATGATGCGCACTGTTCAAATTAAGTATAGTATTCTTCTGGAGTCTTTGTTGCGTATGTCCATTTATCTTTATACGCTTCTATTTGGACTAGTTTCCCTTCATCGAACAATTCTTTTGCTCGTTTCTTTGATATCCAATAGTCTCTATTTGAGTTTCGTATGTCACGGATCACTCTGACGTTGTCTAGTTGATGTGGTCTTATTCTTTGACTCATTAGAATAGATCCTTTTTTGGTGTCAACGTTTCTGCTACTAACTTGATGTGTTTACAATTTCTTCCAGCTTGACAAGTACAAACAAATTCTATTTGGTTATCAAATGTCATAATGCGAATATGATAACCTTCTAAATAAGTTCCATGATGTCCACAAAATTTGTGTACTATCCAATGATTAGTATCTTTTTGTTGAACTGCATATTCAGATTCCCACGTATTCTGTTTCATCGATGAATTCCTTTTGAGTTGCTATCTTTCCATTTATCAGCATGATAGCGTAATCTCGCATGTAAATAAAAATTAATGTATCATCTTTTTGATACATATCAACATGAACTTTTGGTTTCCAACTATATCCTTTAGATATTAATATATCATGCACTTTGCGGTTTATCGGCCTTGTCTCCATCTGAAGCCTTCCGTTTCTGATATTCTCTCCACTTATTTTTCGGCACATACCACCACTTGCCTTCTCTGACAAGCTCAATTGCTCTTTCATCGGTGAACTTAGCTACGTGGCCAAGTCTGTTAGTCAAGCATTTCATGTCATTTATCCTTATCGCTAAAAAGTTCATCTAGTGCTGCTTTGAGTAAGCATAAACCATATGCTCGTTCATCATCTCTCTTTACACATACAATCATTAATGGTGTAGGTAAAACAGGAACATCATGATATTTTGTTGGTGGTAAAGGAGTTTCCAATGAAGCTGGTTTAATAAATTGTTTGAATTTTAATCTTGGAACAAAAGCAGTAAAACATTTTTGTGGATAATGATAATACCATTTAGAGTAATGATGACAGCTAGGTGCGCCATATGAAGGTTGCGCACCTAATATCAATAACATCGCCACCGTTTTGTATTTCATCACCATTACTCCGAGAAGATCCCATCTGTGATTCTTTCAAAGGTTTCTATCTTCATCTTTATTTTGTTTTCAAATGACTCGATAGAGTCATCTTCGTAGAACTTTATTTCCAGAGCATTGAAGTGATCGTAGTAAAGATCACAGTTCAACCTACGACTTTTGATTCTTCTATGTGAGAATCCCCTTCTTATAAGGATCTCATGTAGTTGTCGATGATACGGCTCGTCCATGACTATTCCCCAGCTGATAACTCGTCATCATCATCGCGATCTAATACTTCCAGCAATATTGAAACATCTCTGGGGAAGAATTTTAATGCCCATTCTTCTGCATTTCTTTTTGATCCCCAGCATCCTACTGGGGTATGATTGTAGAAAAACATGATATAGCTATGAATTCTGATTATATTTTCATCATCTGCTCTGGCATATGTTTCTTGAAGATCATTTGTGATGATAGCATATAGAAAGTGACCTGGTTTGATGCCTTCTTCTATCCATCTTAAAATTCCTGGGCGCATATGCTCAGGAATCATGCAACGATCAAGACCTTTGATTAGTGCTTCTCTGCTCATATCAACCATTTTTCTTCTCCTTTGGTTTAGGTCCCATCATACAAGGTGATCCCTGCTTAAATGGATCGTTTACTATTTTATATCCACGCTTCTCGAAGAACGTAACTAATCTTGGATTAAGTATATTCTCAATATAAAATTGATATTTCTTTTCATATCTATTTAGAAATCTCGTTAGCAATCCACTACCTGGTATATTACTCGTCATGGACGCTAATTGATAATCGCCCCATTTATCTTTGAATCCTTCTGGGGTTTTTCTCACGTATAATCTCAACGATCTATATTCTTGTAGCCATTCGTTTCTGAGGTTTAATTTTACAAATGTTTCAAAGTTCACGATGCCCTCCTAGTGTTTAGTTTCAAAAGCACCTGATTCTTTATCTTCCTGATAAGATCTAAAAATCACTGTAGCAAATTCAAATTTTGCTTCATCATCTAGTTGTGCCAAGATACTTCCACAAGCTTCTGCCATAGAAAGCAATACGAAACGTGGATCATTATCTTTCTTAACTTCAGTAAATAAATCAGCCAATCTGCATCTAAAGCATGTTTTCTCATCATGCTTAAGTCGTTTCTTTATCATGTTTTCCTCTTCACTTTCCTTTTAGCCAAAAGATCTGCTACTGAGTCTGGTAAACGTGTGGTTTTTGTTATCCAATCCTTATCTTCTGGACGTAACATGATTTTCTTTTTATTGACTAGCTGAAATGCTTTTAGCCTAAAATCAGGCGAACTATCTGGATGCAGCGCAGCCAAGACAATTCTGAATTCTTCTCCATTAAATGGGAAACGATTGAAACTCTCTTGCTTTCTGATTAAAAGCTCTGCTTCTTTAAGTTTCTCAGCACATTGCATTAAGTGATTCTTAATTATATCTGAGGCAATCTTTTTAGCTCTTTCCTCAACTTTCGTATCAATATCCTTCGTGAGCTTTTGCTCTAATGCTTCATATCTCTTTCCCAATTGAATCGTAAGAGTTTCTACGATTTTACTCACGCTTTGCATTTCAGTTCCTATCTATGAATTGTTTGACACGATCAAATGCAGCATTTTCAGTGGATAGACTGTGGCCTAGGTCCATAGCTTCGTATCCACCTTTCATAGTGATAAGTCCTACCCAGCTATAGTCTCCATCGACTTGATCTTTGATCACTACGCCAATACGAGATAGATCATCATTACCCCACCAAGATAGCTCTTGATGGAATGGAAAACTACTTGAAGGCGCACCGATTGGCT